GCCGACTGGCGATGCAACGGCACTCAGGATCAGTACAGCGGAACCTGCTACGGCAGCGCGTCGTTCGCTCCGCCTACTGGCAGCTTCACTCCTTATCCTGATTTGACGCAGGAACAGGTATTGAGCTGGTGCTACGCCAACGGAGTCGATCAAGCGGCCATCGAAGCGAACGTCACCGCGCAGATCGAAGCGCAGATCAACCCGCCGGTTGTCGTTTTGCCGCTGCCGTGGGTGCCGCCTACGCCGCCGCCTGAGCCTGAGATGATCGTGCCTCCGATGCTTCCCATGACGAGTCCAGAGTTGCCAGCTGCTTGACACTGACACACACTGACGCCGCATGAACGACATCACGCTTACCATCACGCAAACTGAAGCCCAGAACCTTGTCCAGCTGATCGAGATCGCCATCCGTGCCGGCGGAAGCCAGAACGGCCGCGTCGGGATTCCGCTCCAGGACAAGATTCTGTTGGCCGCATCTCAACCCGCCCCGACCAATGCCGGAGGAGAACCTTCACAACCTTGAGGTACGTATCGTGAGACTGGAGACCATCATCGGTGATAAAGACGCTGGGATGGTCTCCGACATCCACGGGATCAAAGCCACCCTCGAAGGCCTCAAACAGTTTCAATGGAAGCTGTTTGGTGGCCTCGGGGTTTTGGTTGTCGCGGCTCAACTCCTTGGTAGGATTGGACTGAAATGAATGACTCACTGAAATCCATCGTCCGCCACGGACTTTCGTTCGGTGGCGGTTTCCTTGTCGCCAAGGGCCTTGTGACCGTTGACCAGGCCAATGAGCTTGCCGGCGCTGTGATTACGCTCCTGGGCGTAGGCTGGTCCGTCTGGAAGAACTCCAAGACCCCGCCGACTCCGCCTGCTGCTCCAGCTGCGTGAACTGGATCTACCAACTGGCAAAGGCGTTCCTGGACTGGCTCCGGGAAACGCCTGCGCCAACGGTTGAAGACGGAAATGCACCCAAACCTCTCAAGTCTGATCTGGCTGGTCGTATTGCCGATCTGCCTGGGCTGCCGGACCAAGGTGGTCCTGGTCCCTTCCGGTGACCCGGTGCTGCTAGCAGAGCCGACGCGGGCCAAGGTCTACGCGTTCAACCGCGACGGTAAGCTGGTCGGTCCTTCGACCGTGAAGATTCCAGCTGGGTGGTACGCTCTTCCCAAAGCCAAATGATCACCTACCGAGGCCAGAAGTTCGCCGGCTACAACAAGCCCAAGTCTACGCCAGGCGCGTCCAAGAAGTCCGCTGTGCTGGCTAAGGAAGACGGCAAAGTCCGTCTGGTCCGGTTCGGCGACCCCAAGATGCCGATCAAGAAGCACATCGCTAAGAACCGGAAGAGCTTCCGTGCGCGGCACGGGTGCGATAATCCGGGAACGAAACTGTCGGCCAAGTACTGGAGTTGCGCGGCCTGGTGACTCTATGAAAACGAAGTACGCAAAACTGGTCACGAAACTGAAGAACCAAGGCGCTGACGATCCTCGCGCTCTTGCGGCCCACATCGGCAGAAAAAAACTCGGCGCGAAAGAGTTTCAACGCCGAGCCGCTGCTGGCCGTAAGGCCGCCCGTTAGTACGCCGACGGCAGTTCGTCGATCGCGTCTTCCGCGTTCTTAGGCGACACACGGGTCGCCGTCGAGGTGCCTTCGCCCTGGCCGGGTTCAGACAATCGCACCTTGCCAACCTTCTTCTCCAGTTCCGCCACCTTCTGCTGGAGGCGGATCACGCGCAGGCGCTCACGCCCGTAGGCACGCGCCCGAAGGGCCACTTGAGCCTGGGCCTTGGTGATCAAGTCCACCTTGTCGTCGTAGCCCATGTCGGCGTCGATGCCTTCACCTTTGAGGGCGATGCGCACTAGGCGGTCGCTCTCGTCCAGGAGCTTGTTGCCATCTTCATCACCTTCTTCCCGGCCGAACAACTGGGCGTGGGTCTTCTCGTAGTCAGCGAACTGCGACTCGAACAGTTCACGGGATCGCGACTGACGAGTCTCCAGCTGCTTTGATTTCTCGACCTCACGCTGGGCGCCTTTCTCCTTCCACTCAGCGATGGACTTGTCCCGCGCCTGGGTCAACTCGATCAGCCGGCGACGGTGCGCCATAATCTCGGGCGCGGCCGGCCCGAAGGTCTCTTGTGCGATGATAGCCGCCTTGGCCACCGGCACGTTCAAGAGCGCCATGATGTCCTGATGGTTGGCGTCACGCTCGGTGCCGTCCGCATCGGTGACGCGGATGCCTTCGATGTCGCCCAGGGCGGTCTGCCATGCTTCGCGCAGCGGCGTCTCGTACTTCTGCTTGTACTCGCTAGAACGAGTGTAGTTCAGGTAGCGGACCTCGGTGTCGAGTTCCTCGGCGTTCTTGCGGATCGAATCCATCTCAGCCTTCAGGGCCTTGGTGGCTTCTTCGACCTCCTTGCGGGTGCCCTCAGATTTAGCGCGCTCCAGTTCGGCGACCTTGGCTGCGAAATCGTCGCGCTCCTTCTTGGTCATCTCGTACTGCTCGCGGAACTGCTTCAGCGACGCAGGCTCCGGTTTTGCCGGCTCCGGCGCTTTGGCAGGTGCAGCTGGGGCTTCAGCCTTAGGCGTAACCAGCTTGTCGAGGTTGAACAGGTCGTCGTTCTTCTGCGGGGCAGCCGGGGTGGCAGCCTGCGGTTCCGGCGTTGGCGTTGGCGTTGGCGCCTCGGGAGCCACCGGCGCTGGTGCCGGCGACGCTGAGCCCATCGGATTTTCAAGGCCTTGGCCTTCAATGGCGTCGATGCCAGCAAAGGCGTCAGAGTAATCTGCGCCCCGTTCAGTCGGGGCATCTGGTGATAGCAGCAGTTTCATTCGAGGTTCTGATTAGGAGTCGTTTTCTCTTTCCGCAGTTCGACCAGGCCGTTGAGTTCCTCAATCAGCGCCTTGGCGCCCTGTCGCCGACAGTTGGCGTTCCAGCCGTGTTGAGGGTTCTCTGAGGCTGGAAGGTTCCAGCAGAAATTGTTGAACGCCGCAAGGAGCGCCGCCTGGAAGTCCGAGGAGTCCAGGATGCGCTTCAGCGCGCTAAGGCGTTGCGGGTCGCGTTGAAACTCTTGCTTGGGGGTTTGGATCATTGGTTAAGGATGTCTGCCTGAGTCTTGAGATCCATGGCCGCAATATCAGCCCGGGTCATGGCGCCCTTGCGCTGAGCCTCGGCGATCGTGCTAGCGTTCTTGCGCTGCTGATCTTGCTCGAAGGCAACCTGCTTCTGGATGCGCTTCTGTTCGGCGTTTGCTGCGGCAATCTGGGACTTGGACTGCGCGGTGATGATCATCGACTGGATCTTGGCTGCCGTCTCAGCGTCCATACCGTTGCCAGCTGCGCCGGCTTCGGCCTGTGCCTGAGCCTGCTCCTGGAGACGCTGCACGTAGCCCTTGATGTAGTTCGACGCCTGACCGATGCCGTCCATGTAGAGCTTGATGTTCTGCTCCTGACCGGGGTCCTGAGAAATCAGCTGGATCTGCTCCTGGATGTGCTGGATCACGTTGGCCAAGCCCATGACGCGTTCCATGGTCGGCATACCGCCGGCCTGCTCGATCTTGCCGATCGCAGCGCCCAGCATTTGCAGAAGCGTCTGGATGTACTCGGGCCGATTGATCGCACTGGCGATAACCACCGGCTGACCGTCGATGAGCGTGCCCCAAGCCAGCGTAGCGCGCTCGACCGCCGGGGAGACCGGCTTGTTGTCCACCGGTGCCAGCCGGTTCGCCAGGAGCGGATCGTCCGTGTTGGCTTCGACGTACATATGGACAACCTCGGCCTGTGAATCCGGTGCCAACAGCGGCCGGATAGCCATAAGGCGGTCGGCTTGCGCGATCTCCAGCATCTTGTTGCCGGAACCCATGACGCGCTCGGGCATGATGTCCCAGCTGTCCAAGTTGTTCCAAACGGACGGATCCACGCCTTCGACTTCGCACTTCCGGCGGAACTGAACGCAGTCGGGGTGGTCGATCGTGCAGAAGCGGCGGGCGATCTCGCGGTACTGGAACGTCTGCTGGGTGTAGGCGCGGGTAAGCATCGAGCCCATGAGCGCGTTGGCGTTATTCACGCGAGCCATCACCTCGGTGGCGGTCAGTTCCTTGGAGGAACCGTCGTTCACGTCCTGAGTGTAGGCCGCACTGGATTCAGCCATGATCTGCCGGTGCATCGACATGGCCCCGGAAAGCATCGTGTAATCCACGACGTGGCGCTCAGACTGCGGAACCCAGGAGAGGCCCTCGGGGATTACGCCCATGTTGAACAGGTCGATCTTCTCCATCCGTTCAGCGTCACCGTCGGCGACGTTGCGGAAGAGCCAGAGCATCTGCTCAAACACGGAGTCGGTGAACTTACAGCGGAGCCGGTTCTGAAGGTGGCAGACCGCGTAAAGCAGGTAGCCCAGTGAGCGCACCGAGTGCCAGCGGAACGGCGGGACGACAGCGCCGTCGGCGAACTGGACGTGCATCAACTCGAAAATATCCCGGCCGTAGCACCGGTCGCCGGCATCGAAGAGCCACTGGCCAGCGGTCTGCATATTGCCGATGCCGCTGTTGTACTGGTCCACGATGATCCGGCGGCGCCAAGAGGGATCGTCGCTGGTCGTGTCCAAGAAGTAGAAGTCGTAGCACCGCAGCACCGGCGTAGCGTCGCTACCCCAGTAGCCAGAGTTCTCCTTAAAATCTTCCTCAACCTTCTCGGGGAAGTATTGGCCAGACCAATCGTTCACCTGGAGACTGGTTGCCTCCTCCTGAATCATGTTGGCCAACAACTCGTTGACCAGCTTCATGTTCCAGCCGGGGTCCACGTTCTCGCCCCGGGTCATACGAATCAGGTCGGCTGCCGTGAACGACGTGTAGATCGCAAAGTGCGACAGATTCTCCATCGTGGTCAGCGTGTTCGTCGGGACCAGGATGTCCTCAGTGCCGCGAGCCGATGGGCACCAGTCGCGATCACGAAGCCAGGTGACCGGGCCGATGCCGTGAAGCACCGTGGCCGCAAACTGAGACTCTAAGACCGTGGAGTATTTCGGAGACCGCTTCATCACGCGGTTCAGCTGTTTCGTGATGATGTTGCCCCACTGGGTGCGCTTGTCGCGTGGGCCGATGTCGAGACCCACCGAGAAGTAATTCTGCGGTTTCAGGAACGCGTTGGTAAACTGCTGGCGCGCCGCGTGAATGATCCGCGTGCCTTCCAGGAAGTTGACATTGGTCTGGATCCGGTTGTCTCGCGCCTCCTCTTCGCTGTAGGGAGGGTTGCCATTAAACGTCGCGTTGATGCGTGCGCGATTGCGGGATCGAGGCTGTTCGGCCTCAAGCATCGCACTCACCACATTCCAGACTTTACTCGGTTCTTTGAAACTCATATTGACCTCAGATTGCTTTCCGTTCCCGCGAAATCCAGCAATTATCAGGCATCTCTTGGTTGCCAAGATAATTCAAAGGGACCCAAGCCTTGAGCTTCAGGTAGCACCCGCAGACCTCGCAGGTGCCAGCAAGGCCTTCTCCGTACAGAAACATCGCCAGGTCGTTGCGCGCTTGCTCCTGCTCCAGAATCGCCTCAGCGACGGCCTTGTTGATCGACCGCGCATCCGTGGGTTTGTTGTGGATACAGCGGTTGCAGGTATCAATTCGATCCTGCGCCAGCTGGCGATCGACAGGTTTACCACCGTCGCCCAGCCATTCAGCTAGGATCCGTGCCCCTTGAGCGGTCCTGCGTAGTCTAGCGGCCGCACGTGCGACAGCCTGAAACCCTTGGTTGTACATTCGCTGTGTGGGATGGAGTGGCTGCAATCTGAGGGAATCGCGCCCGAGTGTAGGCCTCCAAGTCAGAGATCGCCTGCTCGATCGTGGACGGAATGCTGTTTGCAATCCGGTGGTTGTGAATCAAGCGAGCCATGTCGTAGAAGCCGTAGTTCAGAGCGTCCTTTGGACTCCAGTTGGTCTTGGGTTCGTAGAACTGCCAGCCACCAGGAGGAAACGTATCGCGATTCATGGGCGAGGTTTAGAACGGTAGGTCGTCCGCGTCCAGATCAGGCTTCGGGGCAGCAGCGGCCGGTGCAGTCTCACGTCGCTGGGCTGGCGCGGCACCTTCATCGCGTCCCTTCAGGAACTGGAAGGTCTCGATCATAATTCGAGTGGTAGAGCGCTTCTCGCCGGTCTTCTTGTCGTCCCACTCTTCACGGGTCAGGCGCCCCTCAACCATCAGCGGGTGGCCCTTCTTGACGTACTGCGCGATCGTTTCAGCCTGCTTCCCGAACGCCTTGCACTCAGCAAAGTAAACATCCTCCTTCTCCTCGCCGGATTCAGTCTTCCAGCGGCGATTCACCGCCAAGCTCAGGTTGCAGACCGCCGTCCCCTTCGGGAGGTACTTGAGTTCGATGTCTCGGGTGAGGTTGCCGATCAGGATGACTTTGTTGAATGAGGCCATAAGGTTATGAGTAGGTTAGCGAATGTTCAGACTCCATCGTGCGACGCTTATCTGACAGACGTGTCAGCCACTTTGGTGTCTGTCGCTTGACAATACCAACCCCCTGACCGCCTGCAATCTCAAAACCGTTTCGGCGCGCCATTTCGAGTGCGACCACGAACGAATCCCAGAGGTCAGGCGACCGGCCCATGCGCTCCTTGGTCTTGTTCTTGGGCTCAACGTCGATCAACCCGGTGCGGGCGATACCCCACTCGCGCATCGCGCCTTCCTCGGCCACTTCGCGGGGCAGTTTCCGCAGCTGCTTGGATTCGATCAACAGGCGCGACGAATACCACAACGCGGTGACCATCTTGCCGTAGGCTTCGCGCTCAGTCTTCGGATCACCCTTGCGCACCGGGCGCTCGCTCGGCCGGCCACCGAACTCGATCGGAACAACCTCAGGGGACCACAACCGAGCAAACGCAGACATGAGCGTGCCGCGCCCCGTGGAGTCAAACCCAACACGCTCCGGTGAGATATTGCGCTGCTTGCAGTACAGCAAGACGTACTCGGCAATCTGCTCCTCGGCCTGCTGCGCCTTGACTGCGGTAACCGGGATAACAATCGGTGCCTCACTGAATGCTAGCACGATGCGCCCCGATGAATCCGGCCCGAACGTAAGGTCAGTCATTACGCAGCGATCGCCGCCGACGCCCGAGTACGCCGCGTCGATACCGATGATCCTGGTCAGCTTGTCAGAGCGTTCCCACACGGGGTCGTCGAACGCTTGGTTCTGCTCGCACAGAGACATGGTGACCACGCGCCTGGTGCCGCCGTCCCGGGGCAGGAGCCCTAGGTTCATCATCGAGAACTGCAACGAGTCGCGGCCGTAGTAATCGAGGTCCGCCTGAATCTGCTCCGGCGTGATGATGCCCTTGTACGGGTTGGTGCCCTTCGGGAACTTCGCGTTCGGCGTGTCGTATCCACACAGCTGGACAGCCACACCACCGGGTGCCCGCGTTCTCCAGGTGCGCGTCTTTTCGAGGTACTCAAGGCCTTCCCATCCGCCGATCGACGGGTGAGGCTCGCAGACCACGCCCAGCGCGTCGTTGCGGTCCTTGGGGTTGCCCATCGCGATCAGCTTGAACACCGGGTTCTTGCGGAGGTTGGCGACTGAATCCAGAAAGCCGCGCCCCATCAGCGACGCTTCATCCGCGATCAACATGACGCGATCGTTCTTTAAGCCGACGTAGTTCGACAGACCCACGAACGTGCCACCGACCTTGCACGCCACACCGATGATTCCATCACGGAAGTCCTGCGCCTCGGCATCTTCATCCGAACTGGTCAGGATGAACCGGCTTTCGATCACGCGCCCGGGGAGCCACTCCCGCTTGGCCTTGGCCTTGTTGTGTAACTCCTTGATCGAGCCCCAGATGCGCAGCTGGAGACCTTCGCGGGTCGTCGATGACATGATGATCGAGGTCCCGGTTGGGTAGATGTAGAACGTGCAGAGCCCAAACGCAGCGGAGTTGTAAGTCTTACCTGAGGACCCTGGCCCCATAATTCCAACCTCGTTGTTTTCAACAAACGTCTGGATCAAGAGATCCGACCAGTCGTGCCAATCAAAGTGCGGCCAGAGCGCAGTCATGGCCTGCCGGAAGTGGTAGTATTTGCCGCGCCCGTACTTCACGCCGGCGTGCATGATGTACCCATCCTTGCGCACCATCTCAGCCTCGATCAGAAAGCGGTCTTTTGTACGCCACGGTATGGACAAGTAATCGGGGCTTTCATTCATCTTGCGGGAATCCTGCGATGGCCTTTCAATCGGTTCAAGCGTCATGGTCGCAGAAAAAAATCGCATCGTTGATGGCCTCCTCACCGCTGAAGGTGGGGTGGATAGCGGTTTTTCGCCCTCACTCATTCAGCCCAACCAGCTGGCGTGGGCGGTCAACACGACGGTGCGCGGCGGGTTCCCGAAAGCGCGGCCGGGAATCTGGGTGAAGAATCTCACCTTCGATGACCCGACCGTGGTTTACAACGGTGGGTACTACAACGCGGCGGTCCAGAAGGCGTTTGAAAAAGGCCAATTCCAAGGATGCGGAACGTACATTGCCGACGACACTGACCCGTTTCTGTTTGCGTCCATCGGTGGCAAGGTCTTTCAGATTGACATCAACGGAGGGTTCAAGGTCACCGACCTGACTCCGATCAATTTCACGTTTCAGGTACTGACTCGCGGCCGGGTTTCCAATGTCGCAACCTACGTTTGCAGCGTTCCGCACGGGTTGTCGCCGGGCATGGTTGTCCGGCTGCCTGAACCTCCAGGTGCGTTCTTTCCGGATGGGTTCTTCGGAGATTTCATTGTGGAGACCGTCCCGAGTCCCACGACGTTCACGACGTACTCACCGGGTATTGACGCTGGCCCGCTGCTTGGTCCGTTGTTCAACGCCTACCAGATGGCGACCAACGATCCGCAGGCGTCGCACGTCTACTTTCAGCAGGCGGAGAACTGGTTGATTGTTCAGGACGGCCAGAATCAGCCCTACCTCTACAACGGTTCAACCTTGCGGCGCGCAACTGGCGATGAAGTCCCCGTCGGCGGCCCGATGGCCTACGGCAAGGGGCGCCTCTGGGTGGCTAACGGCTCAGAATACTACGGCGGTGACTTGGTCTACGGAGACCCGGCCTACGGGCGCGACAGCGTCATTCGATTCACCGAGAACACGTTCTTGAATGAAGGCGGCGCTTTTGCAGTCTCCAACGGCCCGATCACTGGACTGGCGTTTGCCGCCAACCTGGACACGTCGCTGGGAGACGGCGACCTGCTGGTCTTCACGCCCACCGCAACCTACGCGTTCAACGCCCCGGTCGATCGGGATGTTTGGAAGGATCTCGATTATCCGATCCAGCGATTCGCCCTGCTGAACTTCGGATCGTTCAACCATGAGTCCATCGTTGCGGTCAACGGCGACCTAATTTTCCGGGCGCAGGACGGCATCCGGTCGTTGATCTACGCTCGCCGCGACTTCACCGAGTTCGGCAACACGCCGATCAGCCGGCAGGTTGTGCGGGCGCTGGCCTACGACACAGAGTTCTACCTGACAGCTGCTAGCGCGGTGAACTTCGACAACCGGATGCTGATGACTATCCAGCCGCGCAAGATCAATAACCGTGGCATCGTCCATGGTGGTCTTGTCGTGATGGATTTCGATCTTGTCTCGGGCATGGGCCGTAAACTGCCCCCGGCGTGGGAAGGCGTTTGGACTGGCGTTGACGTGTTTCAAATGGTCACGGTTCGTGTGAAGCGCACGGAGCGGTGCTTCATGTTTGGATTGAACCAGGACTACATTGGTCTCTACGAGGTCACCAAGAACGGCCAGTTCGACTTCGACGGGTTCGATGATGCGCCGATCGACTGGACGATCGAGACGCGCTCGCTGACTTTCGCAGAGCCCACCAACAAGAAGCGCCTGGTGAGCGCCGATCAATGGTATGACCAGGTGATGGGCGACATCGAATCGAAGGTCTACTTCAAGGCCAACGAAGGCGAGTGCTGGCAGCCGTGGGCCGAGTTTAAGGACTGCGCCAAGTACCGCAACTGCGAGCCCGGTGAGATTTCCTGCCCTCCGGCGGTGATCAACTGCCAGGAGGTCAAATACTACCAGCCGCCTACGCGCTCGCGCATTGCCCTGCCGCAACCCCCGGACAAGTGCGACGTGCAGACCGGTGGGTTCACCAGGGATGGCTATGAGTTCCAACTCCGCTACGTCAACACGGGCCGGTTCCGCCTCAAGCGCGTGGCAATGGTTGCTCAGCGCCTTCAGGAGGATATTTACGGCGACCTCAGTCGCGTCGCCTGTCCGCTACTCTCAGCATAAAATGCCTTCCTCAAACCCAGTCGATTACGGTGCCGATCCCTGCGGGCTGCGCAACAGCGCCTGGGCGATCAACGAGTGCTTGTTTGCCGCCAAGCGGGCCGATTTTCCTGAAGGCACGTTTCTGCTGGGGTCGAGTCCGGGGGCGAAGATTATTGATCGCGTGCGGGTTGGAGGTGTTGCAACTTTCAATACGGCAACGCCGCACGGCTTGGTGGTGGATGAAAAAATCACCCTGTACGGATTCAGTGACGCAACCTTCAACGGAACCGGGCCGGGGCAGTTTGGGTTTCAGGTGCTTAGCACACCAAGCCCAACGCAGTTTACCGTTTCGATGCCGTCGCAGCCAGATGCGCCACTGGTTGTCCAAGACGGTTGGATCAACCTGATCGGCGGGGGCTACACATCATCGCTAGTCATGGGATACCCTCCCCTAACAGGCGTGATCGACAACGTCGCGTTCACTGGCAAAGGCGCCGGGAAAACGATCCTGAAGTTCGCCAACAACACCTCTACGAAAAGAGGGGACACTTTCGGCTTCAACATCCAGATGCTGAAGGTGCTTGGGAATTACATTGGATCTGGAGTCGTTGGGTCACCTGGGTCTTACCCTGGCGTTCCGTTGAACGCGCTAAACTGCAAGAACACCCTGATCGAGGGCATCACGTTCGACGGCAACTACGCCAACAACTCGGTCGCGGACATTAAGATCGTTTCGGTGCAGCGCACCAATGGCATTAACACGTACACCGTGGACAAGCCGTTGTACGCGCCTGGGATTAACGGAACCCAATTCTACTCCCCGGCTCCCCCGGCCTACACGCCGCCAATTGTTCCTCCGCCGTACACCAACGTCAGCGCGATCGGCCAGTACATCAGCAACGTGGTTACCGCTGGGCCAGGAAACGATCTGACGTTTGTTGGATTCGGAAGCATTACGAACGTGACCCAGCTGGCGTTCGAGCGCGACCTGCGCGTGGTGCTGATTAACGAGCGGCAGAACCAGTTCAACTACGTTACATTCACGAAGCATCAGCAGTGGAATTTTGGGTTTACCACCAACGATGTAATCACCGTGACCGGGTTTACCGACCCGGCAAGAAACGGCACTTTCACGGTCAATGGATTTATCGACGCGCAACAGGTTTTTTGCACGCGAACTACGCCGTACCTTCAGCTGTTTTCCTATCAGCGCCTGACCAATGTGGCGTACATTAAAACCACCCTTGCGAACAACCTGCTAGCAGGGATGATCGTGAAGATTCAGGGGGCTGCTGATGGTTCGTTTAACGGAATTTTTACGGTTACAGGTATTGTATCGCCATCAGAATTTACCGTCGCAAACGCTGGTGCTGATACTGCCATCCTCCCAGGGCTCAGTGGATCTCTGTTCCGCATCACGGAATTTAACATCGTCAATGTCGAACGAACAGCTGGAGTGGTAACCTATGAGCTTTCTACTGACCATGACTTTGCGCCCGGAGATACGGTAAACATATCTAACGTATCAATTCCTGAATTTAATGGCACAAAGGTTATTGTTGGTCCTATTATTTTTCAAAATCAATTTAACGTCACAATCGCCGGAGCAGACGTTCCGTTGACGCCGCAGGCGACTGCCACCGTCTACAAGCCCGTCAGCCAAAACGCCCGCGCATGGGCTGTGCCGGACGTAGCACTAACGCCGCAAACCAAGGCTGGTGTCAACTCCCTCTACACGGTCGCCGGTATCAACCATGTCGGAGAGAAGGCTCTGATTCAGAACAATCAGTTCTACGACTTCGGCGTTGGCGTCGCAGATGCGGAGACGTTCATTGTAAAATCGTTCCTGCCGATGAACGTAAATGACCTGACGGCAGGCGCCAAGGTTCTCAACAACGACTTCAGCTACCAGGGGCGCAACTCGATCCAGAGCACGCTGTACCCCGGCAACGCGGAGGCCAACACCCAGTGCGCGATCGGTGGCTATTCGAGCTTGGTGAACCCGATCAACGTGGTGTCCAGAGTCGGTGGCGTTGCGACCTACACGTGCGTGATGAAGCACACGTTGCGGGTCGGGGATGTGGTGGTGGTAAATTCTTTCCCAGATCCCACCTTCAACGGCAGCCTCACTGTCATATCGACACCCGACGCATTCCGATTCACAGCAAACACCGGCGGCCCGGACGTGCTTCCCGGCCTCTACCTCGATGGCCAGGTAATCATGCTGCGCAGCAAGCGGATTTTCGCCTCTGAGTGCGAGTTCAAATACAACCGCGTCCAGGGCGGACCTGACGTGGTCAACCAGCAGAGCCCAGTCCATGCTATCACAGCCCGCGAAACCAGCGGGATGGACGTCAGCTACAACAACTTCGACGGGTTCCGTGGGACCTGCTTCTACGTCGATTCCTACCAGCACAAAGGCACGCACATTCACCACAACTCGGCGTTGAACGTCTCAGCGTTCATCTCGCTGGTGGTGCAGGATTGGTATTCATTGATTCAAACTGTTACACCCCCAGTTGCGAACCCAGAGACCTACTCAACGCTGATCGCGGCCCACAAGGATATGCTGATCGAGAACAACGACGTTCTCCTCACAGGCCCTGATTCATGGTTTTACCAGACCGCGTTCGCGCCGCTGGATGCGGTGTTCCTGATCAACAACCATGACGTAAATAAGTCGAAGTATTACTACCCAACGGACTACCAGATTCCGATTAGGCCAGTGGCCCCGCCGGCTCCACTTCCAACAGGGGCATCAAGAAACGGAGCCGGTATATCGACGTTCAACACGGTTTCCCCGCATGAGCTTCAAGTGGGGATGGAAATTTCCGTGGTCGGCGTTACAGACGGGACATTCAACGGAGTGTTCACCGTCCTTTCAACTCCTTCGCCCACGCAGTTTACGGTCAACAACCCCGGGGTCCCAGGCACATCAGGAGGAGGTTTTCTTGGCATCAACGACCCCGTTAAATTCCCATGGGAAATCCGCCCAATCGGATACCAGCGCACCGGTGGCGTCGCCACATACACGACGGACAAGGCTCACCAACTGGTGCTTGGCGCTCACGCGACGGTCGAAGGGCTTAGCAACGCTTCGTTCAACGATGAGGTGATCGTGACCGGCACTCCGACGCTCTACACATTCACCTGCGCAAGTCCTGGCCCAGACGTGCCGTTTACCTCTGAGACCGGCAATTTCTTCCGGTACGTCGATAACATCCAGATCGGCTGCAACACGGTCAGGCGTCTGAGCGGAAACAGCTTGGTTGTAAACAACGGCGGCCGGTTTGGGACGTCATTCCTCCAGGGGCGTCCGGTACGCTGCGTTGCCCCGCTGGAGCAGTTCTTCTATTTCGATTGTCCCGAGGGCTGTTTGGCGCTTGAATGCGACCCCGGCCCGTGTAAGCCCAACGATTACGTTTACCGCATCTAGCCATGCCTGAGATCAACCTTACCGCCGGCGTGCTGCCTCCGCCCGCCTGCTTCGCATCCGAGCAGGATCGCTTGGACGCCTACGCAGCCGCCATGATCGCTCAGTTCGCGACCTCGCCGGAGTGGGTGGCGACCGACGTCGCACCCGTGGCCCCAAATCTTGGACTCTACTGGTTGCGCCTTGATTCTGGAGGAAACCCTGTCGAAGTCCTGAAATATAACACAACGGCACCGGCTGGCTGGGCGCGGCTTACGACCCAGTTTACCTACGGTGTCGGGGGTGGTACTGCCAACGTCTACACCGTGGCGCTTTCACCGGCGTCACCCGGAGTGAATCAAGCCTACAGAACCGGCGTGGCTTACGCGTTCGGTGCTGCCTCTGCAAACACCGGAGCTAGCACGCTTTCAGTCGATGGACTGGCGGCCAAGGCGATTACGAAGTACGGCACCGTGCCGCTGGTGGCCAACGACATCGTGAACGGCCAGATGTGCGTTGTGGTCTACGACGGCACGCGTTTCCAGCTGCTGAATCCTGGCCTAAATATCGGGCCTGCGGCCTTCGCACCTGGAACGGATCGCCAGTTCCTGCGGACGAACTCGACCCCGGCATCGGTCTGGGAGTCGGGCTACATTACGCCAGTGGCGAACTATCAGGCCATCCCAGCGGCTGGATCGTCGGTCACGTTCTCGCACGGTCTGGGCGTGGATCCGTTGACGTGGGACATCGGAATTATCTGCACGGACGCAGCTGGTGATGCGGGGTATGCAGGAATCAATCCGGCTGGCGGGGACTACATTTCTTCAAGGTCGCTCGCTTGGACTACAAATTACGGAATCATCACCGGGTGTTTTTCAAACACCACCTCGATTGGTTTGGTTCGTGCCAGTGGTGGAACTCCGATTTACGTCTACCACAAGACAACCGGTGTAGCGACCGCGATCGACGAATCCAAATGGAAAGTCATGGCCCGCGCCATCCGCTAACATGAGAAAAACCCTCGCCCAAGCCAAGAACTCCACGATCGCACAGGCTGTTGGTCTGGCCACCTGCGACGATCGCTTTCTCCAGCTGCTGAACGAGGCTCAGGCGCGCCTGGCTGACATGGGCAAGTGGTGGGGCACATACAAGAAGCTCCGCGTCTGCGTCACCGCCGGCTGCATCACCTGGCCTCGCGAGGTCAAGACGATCGAGGCGATGAACGTCTGCGGCTACAACATCCCGATCCAGAACCAGTGGTACGAGTTCCAGACGGACGAACGCGCACCGCGCACCGGGTGCGGCCGTGAGGGCTGCGAGCAGGAGCAGCTGCTAGATCGCGGCATGGTGACTCAGTTCCGTGATTCCGTCGGCAACTGCTACATCCGCGTGCAACCCCAGCTGTCGGCCGATGCTGGCAAGCGCGTGCTTCTCCAGGGGCTAGACCCCAACGGCAACCCGATCCGCACGCTGGACGCGGTCACCGGTGAGTACGTTTGGGGCGAGTACGTCACGCTGCCTAACCCGGCCGTGACCGCCTACGTTCAGACGGTCAATCTCTTTAAGCAACCGGGCCTTACCGGTGCCCAGAAGCCGCTGACTCAAGGCAGCCTGACGATTCTGGCGTACAACCCATCGACTACCCTGCTGACCCAGGTGGCTGTCTGGGGGCCGAGCGAGCAGAACCCGGAGTATCGGCGCACCTACCTGATCGGTATGCCCGAGGTCTGCGGCGGCACCTCCGGGTGCAACGCGGAAGCGCAGAACGACTGCATCGACCATGGCGACGGCTGCGTGCCTCCAGATGAGGCCTGCACCAACACGGTGGTCGAAGCCATCGTGCGCCTGGACTTCATTCCCGCAGTTGTGGATTCAGACTGGCTGTTTATCGGCAATCTCCAGGCCATCAAGCACATGATGAAGGCCATCCAGAAGGAGGACCGGAATCAGTACACCGAGGCCGAGCGCGAGATCCAGTTGGCCCTGCGCAGCTTACGCAACGAACTCGAAGCCTACAGCCCGAACGAGCGCACGGTAGTAAACGTGCAGCCGTTTGGTTCGGCAAAGATCCAATACCGTTTCGGAGGGTTTATCTGATGGAAGTGGCTCTGGAAAAACCGATGACATGGTTGGATTTCCTCGCGGACGAGTCCGTGTCGTTTGACGACCGTCTCGACCGCTGGGAGGCATTCGTTGCCAACCTTCCTCCGCAGGAGTGCCCGCTGAAGCACACGTTCCCCGAGGGGATGTACGTGCGTGAAATCTTCATGCCAGCTGGATCGGTGATCACCAGCCGTATCCACAAGTTCGACAACCCGTTCTTCATTACCCAAGGCAAGGTCACGGTGGTCAGCGAGAACGAGGGGCACGTGACCTACACGGCGCCATACTCAGGAATCACGAAGCCCGGAACTCGCCGGGTGTTGCTGATCCATGAGGACACGATCTGGACCACGGTTCACCTGAACCTCGATAACAAGACCGATCACGAAGAGCTTTTGAACGACCTCACTTACATGAGGCAAAACCAATACTTACCATGTCATTCGTAGGAACAGCCATCGGTTTGGGCGCCGCCGGTATCGTCACGTCAGGCGTCGGAATGGGTCTTCAGGCATCGTCTGCTAGCTCTGCACGAAAGCAGGCCAGAGGCGCGGCCATGACCCCTCCACTGGATATTCCAGCTGCCATTGGAGAAGCTGAGCAGCTGGCACCGCGCACCCGAGAATTAGAGGCGCAACGTAATGAGTTTGCTCGCGCTCAACTTTTGGAGTCGCTGGGAATCCAGGTGCCCGGCTATCAGGAGGCGCAGGCTAAGCGGGCGGAAAATGCGTTGGCACTTCTGCGAGGAGAACTTCCTCCAGATGTCGCTGCCCAGGTGCAACGACAGGCTGCTGGCCGTGCGGTATCCGGAGGGTTTGCTGGAAGCCAAGCCGCCCGCAACCTGACAGCACGGGATCTCGGTCGCACGTCGCTGGCGTTACAGCAGGCGGGCGGTCAGCAATTTGCCAATATCCTTGGAACCACACCGCTGGCGCCAGTTGCCAATTATGAGTTTGCTCCGCAGGACGTTGCGCGCCTACGTGAATCGGAGCGCATCGCACGTATGAACGCGCTGATCGGAGTGGCTTCGATGCCAAGTGCAACTGGAGTGGTGGGTCAGGGAATGGGTTCGCTTGGATCTGGGCTCACTAACCTTGGTTTTGGTGCCCTTGGTCAGTATTACGGCGCCGGTGGCGCTGGCGCCGGAGGCGGATCATCGACGTTCAACCCCATGGCTCCTGGACAAGTCGGAGCACCGAGAGGTTAATTTATGGCAAACCCATTCTCAGGACTCGAAAACATCGGGCAGTCGTATCTCCAGGGCGTGCAGCTGGCAAATCAGCGCCAGGCGCGTGAGGAAGCCATTGCGCAACGGCAGGAAGAGGCGCGCATCCGGCAGGAGTATTACAACCAGCTTGGGCAAGAACGGCAGGCTGCGTTGGGCGAACGGATCAAAGCACGTCTCGATGCTGCCGCAGGACAGTTTGGTCAGGACCTTGTTTTGGACGCTCAGGGCGAACCCGACTACGCGAAATCGGCTTTGAAGCGGGATCAACGCCTTCAAACCCAACAGCTTCGCAGCGCCCTCGGAGCCCGTGCTGGCGAGTTCAACGTCAACGAACCGCTGGCACCGGAAATCACTGAAAGCCCCGAGTACAAAACCGCCTTAAACCAAGGGCTGGCTCGTCGGTTGCAACGAGAATCAACCTACGAAAATGCGCTAGCACGTCGCGGGTTGGTAAAACTTCCGAGTGCCGTTGAAGATCAAATCTTAGGCCGTCCGACCACAGCTGGGGTTCTCCAGGGGCAACAAGACCTGTCCCAGTACCCTCAGACCACGATCGGTGGCAACAGGTACGCCTACGTTGGACCCAGCCCGAGGGCAGCGGCGGTGAAGGGGCCAAAGATTATCATCGAAGAAGGACCAGAGGGTCGTAAACGGAAGTTTGAAGGAACTCCTGAAGAAGCTCGCGCTTACGAGGCATCGCTGTTGGCTAAGCCTGAGAAGGAGCCGGGGCTGTTTGATGACATTGACGCGGCTCTCAAGGATCTTCAAACGCTTCGGGCTAAGCGCGTTGATGATGTGAACGTCTATCAAGACGAGGCTGGCAACTTCAAGGTCCGCAAAGACGTGGGTGGCTTCATAGGAGAATCATCGGGAATCAGCCCTGAAGAAGCCGCTCGTCGGCTGGAAGGAGAACGCGCTCTACGCCGTGAAATTTATGGTTTACCCGCAGAAGCCAAGCCCAAGAACCGCGCTGAAGCCGCAGCCCAGCGCGTCAAGCGATTTACCATAGGTCAGGTTATGGAAGGCGCACTGCCTCGAACCGCCGCACCGTTGGCTGCTCCGATGGTCGCGCCCCAAGTGCCGCAGGCCGCACCTTCCGGACCAATTACGTTGTCGCCGGAAGAATTGAGCCGCATTCTAAGCCAGCCGGACAGCGAGAACCCTGAAGAACTCTGATATGCCCATCGAAGTCGATTTTGGAACGGAGCTTGGAACCGTAGTTTTCCCAGAAGATTACACCCAAGAACAGGCTTTCGACTTCGTAAAGCAAAACCGGGATCAAATTCGGAAGAATTTAATCCAGCGACGTCAGCAAGAAATGGCTGGCGAAACTGAGCAGCTGGAAGCAGCCAAGTTCCGCGCTGGTGAGTTCGGCACGGTCGAGACCGTGCTCAACACTCTTTCCGAGTTGCCGCGTGGGGCGTTGGAAGGAATTGGAGGAACCCTCAAGGGAGCAGCCCGTGTTGCCACTTTTCTTCCTCCGCCAACGGTCAACCCGTACACCGGAAGGAAGATTGAGCAGACTGCCGAAGTGCCCTTGGAACAGGAGCCGCTTTACCGCGCTGGCCAGGCCGTCCAAGAGTTTGGAAAGGAAACCTATCCTGGCCTCCCTGGCGTCCGAGAGTCGATTCCCGCTCAAATCATGGGCGGTATCGGAAGCACGGTTTCTACACTTCCAGCTGCGGTAATTGCTGGTCCGGCCGCTCCCTTGGGGGCCGCCATCTCTTACGGACTTCAATCAGGTGAGTCAGCAGCCGAAGAGGCTGATGCTACGATCAACCGTCGTATTGCTGAGGCGCTAGCCAACCAGCAGTACGATCTCGCTGCGGATCTTCAAGACCGCCGCGAGCAGAAAAAGAATCTGGCATTCGCCACAACCGCTCCCATTGGCGCTGTCACCGAGGGCTTGCTGGGCGCAGCGCCTAAGGTAGCCAAGCGTTTTGTCACCGGCCGAATCGGAGGCATCGGGGAAAGACTTGCCGAGAGGTTGGTTCCTCAGTCTGCCAAGTTCCAAAGGAAGTTCCTTGGGGTTACTGGCGCCGAACGTGTCCGAGGCGCGGTAGAAGCGCTAGCAACCGAGGGCGTCCAAGAGTCAGCTGAGCAGTTCGGTGGAAACATTGCTGCCGCAGCAGTGTACGATCCTGATCGTGGATGGCTGGATGGCGTCGCCCAGGCTGGTTTGATTGGAGCTGCATCTGGAGGTATTGTCGGCGGCCTGGTTGGCTCGCGACGTAATGCTGACCTGGCGAATGCTGCGGCCGAAGCCGTGGGTGGTAATCCTGACAATCCTTTGCCGCGTGCTAACGCCACCGTAGCCGGGATGGAAGACGGCACTCAACCCATTGGCCCGATTGAAATCGAGCCCGATGTTACGCCAGAAGAGGTACTGAAGAGGTCCCAGGAACTGGGCATTCCGGTGCCTCCGGAAATGGTTACGCCTGCTCCCACTCCTGCACCCGCTCCTACTCCTGCTACTCCTGCGGCGGCGACTCCCGTTACGCCCGCGCCTACTCCGGCGCCTGCTGCTGCCGTCACGCCTGCGCCCGCTGCCGTTGTGTCACCAGCTGCACCTGGCGAGCTTGAGCCCGACGAGCAGGCCGAACTCGATGCACTGATCGAGAAGGAGGATGCCGGGACACTCACTGAGGATGATAGCATTACGCTGGCCTTCTACCGCTCCCGCTTAGGATTCCCCGCTCAACCACCAACTCCCACACCCAGTGCCGTTCAAGAACAAGGCCCAGATGAAGGCGTGCTTCGCCGAGAAGAACCGCAACCCCCAGTCCAAGTGGAACTGCGAGAAGTGGATCAAGGAGGGAGGCCTGCCGAAGTCGGAGGGGCCGAAGCCGAAGTCACCCCGGAAGAAGTACAGCAAGTAAAGGCTGAGGTGGTGCCGGAGACCCCAGTGCCTGCCCCTACCCCTGCGCCTGCCCCTGAGTACACCCCGGCGCGAATCAACAAGCTGTTCAGGACGCTCAAGGCTAGGGCTACAGCTGTCGGCAAGGGGTTGTACGAGATCAAGAAACTGGCTCCCGGACAGCGAGTAGTTCTCCGTAATCGCTTTGGCGGGCTTCAGGAAACCGACCAGTTTCTGTTACGAGAGAAATCGCAGGTGACGGGTAATCCTTACGACGAAGGATATATTCTGCGCGACAAGCAGGAGGCGACGGCTGGCGAAGCGCCGAGGCCGGCACCTGCACCTGCCCCAGCTGAACCCACGCTTCAATACACAGATGAGGACTTTGCAGCTGCTCCAAGTCGTGAAGCGGCCAGCAACATGGCGGTCACTCAGGTCCGCACAAACCCATCTTTGCCGCCACGGCCACCGCAGATTTTCTACACCCTGGAGGCCGTCGCCAATCGCGCTGCAAAAAAACCTTACGATCCGAAAAACCTCACAGCAGAACTTATCAAGCAGGCTCAAGATTCGGGCCTTCTCACTGCTGCCAAGAATCCAAAACTCACAGCTGACGGGCAGCGATCGCTCGCCGATGGACAGCGTCAATCCCAGGAGCGAAAAGCAGCACAAGCAAACCTGAGCGACGCTCTTCGGGAACGTGCTGTGTTGGCCTGGGATGCGGCAAACGATCCTCAGTCAGCGGCGTACAGGGAGAGGATTGCGGCCAAACCCGCCCCGGCCCCCGCTGTCAAACCCGCTCCGACCCCCGCCCCGGCACCCCAAGCCGACCCCAACGAAAAACTCGCTGCATTCATCGAAGATGTAGATGGCGCGATCACGAATCTCGAATCGCCAGCCAAGCTGCGTGCGATGGTCAAGAAGGCCGTTGCCGCTGGCTACATCACAGCCAGAGATGCTGCTGAGATCGCCAGCGTTCAGAAGTCCATGGGCAGCGCGGAAGACACGACTGATGCGTTCGGTGAGTTTGCCGGCTACCTGAACATGGAGTTGGAGAAGCGGAGGAAGGCTCCGGCGGCGCCTGAGCTAGCCATCTCGGAGGAAGTTGAACTCAACGAGCTACGTATCTCAAAGCAGCAACGTGGTCGCTTAGGTCGTCTCAATGAAGAGCGTCTTCAGGAATTGGAGAAGAAGCTGGCGCCTGCTCCAGCTAAACCAACCGGTGCTGCTGGTATTGAAGAACGTGGCGCAGTGATGCAACGCGCCGAAGCTGGTCTTGCAGGGCTAAGACCACGCAAGCAGATCACAATGGATGTCTTGCTTCAGAAGACCCGCAACGAAGTTGAGCGGCTGTTGCGCGACGGTGAGATCACTGAAGATCAGTTTTACCAGTACGCGAAGGAGTGGAACAAAACCACGCGACTGGGAGAAAAGATGCAGGAGGGACCGTTAACTCCTGCTCCAGCTGCGACTACACCTGCAAAGAAGGCCGCCAAAGATCCCGCGACCATGACGGCCAGCGAGATCAACAAAGAGTTGGATCGCTTGGACGCCGAAAGCTCTGCTATAACGCAAGAGCTTATCGACACAGGTCGTGGATCTGAGTTGACCAGCGAGACACTCAAGAAGACCGATCCGCTATTACTTCGTGCAGCAGCAAACAACGAACGTCAGTCAGACCTACGTCGCGAAATTTCTGCTAGATACGGCCCGAACGCGCCGAGCCGTTTGCCGGCAGGCCAGAAGGGTTTTGGGCCAACTAAGAAGGCCCCGAAAACCACCGCCAAATCCGCCATCGAGGCCATCGACAAGGTCAGCAAAGGCCTGTCGGAAAACCAATACTCTGACCCGCTGTTCCTGACGCCGCTGGCGAAGCTAGCACTGCAAATTGCCAAGAGCCTTATTCAGGCCGGCATTGCTGTGGACCAGGCGATTCGCCAAGCAATCACGCAGGCTCGCCAGCAGCTTCCGAATGATCCTGCTGACGACATTCAGTTAGCTGACCGATTGATTCGCGATGCGCAGTACACCGAGGCTGTCGCAGCTGGTGACATGGAGACGGCGCAGCGGATGGTGGATGAGGCGGCTACCGTATCTGGTGCATATCGCGGAATCGGAAAGCGACTGTCCGATTGGGCTAGGAATTTTACTGACCAAGCCACTCGCCAGGTACGATTCACGAATCCATCAACTGGAGAACAAGCGACCTTTGGAGATGTTATATCCGATCTGCAATCAATCTCGGATGAAGCTGCTCCAGAATACGTTCGATGGCTGCAAAGTATTCCGAACAAATCCACTGCGGCAGCTGACATAGTATCCGACATTACGTGGCTTGCTCGATTGCAACCTGCGATAACCCGGGATGAGGCCGGAAATCCAATCCCGCTTTCTCAACGGTTTCAGTCAACCACCGTCGCCAAACCCGACCGCGTCGAAGCCCTGCTCCAAAAAGTCATCGCGGCCACCGATCCTCGGGGTAAGGCCTTCGAGGCGATCACTGCGTTGTCGTCCGTCGTAATTTACCAGGCGACCAAGATCGCGCTGCGCATTTATCAGTCCACGAAGTCGTGGCTTGCTGCCCGGAATGCTGGCATGGACTACATCAAGTCCCACGTCCAGTTGCAGAACGAGGCGGAGACCGCTGCGAACTTCGAGGAATTTCTCAAGGCTGTACCCAACCAAGAAATCCCTGCTGGCACGCCCGAGTTGCCGCAGCCGCCGTCGCCAGCTGAACGCGTTGAATCGCGAGGCCTGTTTGTCGGCGACATCGAACGTGATACCGATGAGAACTGGGCGTCCGAGGCAAAAAAGTGGGTGGACTTCTTCAAGGGCAACCTTGAGCGCGCATTCCAGGTTGTCCTCACCGCAGACATCGACAACGCGTTTAAGGAATACATCCTTGGTGAAATCATCCAACGCAACCAGTTGGACATCGCCCGAGCCAAAGGCGTCGAAGTCCTGCGAGCGTTAAACCTTGAGAAGCGACTGGCAGAGTCAGCAAAATCGCTTGGTGCCATCACCGCTAAGGCGATGGCCGCTCGTAAGCTCGCTCAAGAACGCTTTTGGTGGGCGCAGCCGGCGATGATTCTTCGCAACCTGATTCGCAAGCGTCAGGATGAGTTGATCCCGTTCTCGAAGATTGAGTCTGAGCAGGTGCGGAAATGGCTTACCGAATCTGGCCGCGAGGCTGTAAACCAGATTCGCGAGGCTATGAAGAAGGCGGACAACGTGTTTGCCCGCGAGTTCCGCAAGATCAAGCAGGTCCCGGGTGAGCCTGACGGCCCTCCCATCGAGATCAAGTGGCAGGACATCCTCACTCAGGCTCTGGATACCCAGGGCTCCGTGCGGCAGAAGATGCTTCAGGTTATCCTGGCTGACCCCCGCCTGCGCAACCTGAGCCCTGCTGGAATCGCAGAGATCACAAATCTCCTGACGACGGCTTGGGAAGCAAAGCGGAATCAAATCTTCCGGGCTGAGTTCCAGAAGAAGGTACCGCTGCCGAACGTCAAACCGGACCTTCGCGAGAAGCTCTTCCGTTCTATCCCTCGCATCCTGAAGTACGCCAACATCGCGAGAGCCACCCCGGGCAGCTTCTCGATTCAAGACGGTCCTGACACCTTTCTGCTGTGGGAGCAGGCCTTCCGCGATGCAGTGGCGCCTGAGTTTGGTGTCGCTGAATTAAACGGCGTCACGGCCCGCAAGATTACCGATCTAGCCCAGAAGGCGCAGGCTCAAAGCGGAGTCAACCGCAACGAGATCATCCAGCAGATGTTCCGCCTCATGGCCCGCGAAGGCGGCGTGCGGTTCTCTGATGTCCTTCGCGATTACTGGTACGCGGCCGTGCTATCAGGCATCCGGACGCAGGTGGACAACGCGTTGAACGTGTTCAACGGATTCCTTAACACAGCCATGTTTGCTACCATGGCGAAGAAGGATGCCGGCTTCATAGCCTACTCCGCGCTTAAGGGTCTCGACGAAGGTATCCGCGATTTCTGGCCTATGCTTTGGCGTGGCGAGCTTTACCGCTCCGTCAACTTCAACCCTGACCAACCCGGAAGCGCCCTCGAAGGACTGGGTCAGTCTCGCAATCTGTTTGCCAAGGGAATCAGTCAGTTCAAGTACGTTGGTCGGCTCATCAACGCGCTCGATCACATGACTGCGCTGATGTCTGATTCAACCGCTAAGGCATACGCGTTGCGCAAGTTGTACGGCCCCGAGGTTGCGCGCCAGTATCTCACTCCGTCACCAGAAGTGGTCGCTGCGGCGCGAGTCCGAGCCATCGCCGAAGGCACCCGCCCCGAACTGGTCAACAAGCGCACCCGCGAAATCATCCAAGAGAAACTGCCTGTCGAAATTTTGCTGACCTCGAAAGAGATCCGCGAGATGACCACGTTCACTGAAACACCTCAGGGATTACTTGGAAGTCTGTACCGTGGTCTGGATCAAGCGGCTCAGGGCAAGACGCTCTACAAGGTCCTGTCTGGAACGAACTTCCTGCGGTTTGCAGCAAACTCTGCAAACGAGATTCTGAACTTCGCTTTTCCAGTCGCGTTTATTCGGTACTACCAATCCGCACCTGGAAGGTCAGAAGGCGAATACGGCCTGAAGTTTTCCGAGTCGCGCCGCGACCTTCTCTTGGCAAAGGCAGCGTTTGGAACTGCGTTGGGTATCTTTGCTGGCGCCTTGTTCCTCGGTGACGATGACAAGGAAGAGGATCGCAACATCGACATCACCGGGTCGTTCAAGTCCCTCGATCCGAACAAGCGCAAACAGCTGCTAGCGGAAGGTCGCCAGCCGTATTCCATTCGGTTCGGCAATACCTACGTGTCCTACCGCCAGCTGGGCTTTGGTGGTGTGCTTGCGACCATCGGTGAACTCCGCGATCGCCAGCTGTTCTCCCCGGACAAGTGGTCCCAGGAAAACATCGTGGAAAAAGTCCTGGATGGCGCCGCAGCTGGAATGTTCATCGTAAAGGACTCGACCGCGATCTCCGGTCTGACCGAGCTTCTAGGCTTTGCCAACGCCTACAAGTACGACACTGACGAGTTCATCGAGAAGTCCTTCCCGCGCTACGTCTCGCGTCTGGCAGGTTCTCTGGTGCCCAACATCCTGAAGGAAGTCGATGCCTGGTCTGACCCGTCGATCTTCAAGACTGAGGCCGGCAACCTCGGCTACGAATACTTCCTTCAGCAGGTGCCGTTCGGCCGTCGGGAGATCGGGCCTGGTCCGATCCTCAACGTGCTGGGTGAGCCAGTTAAGGTTGAGCGGTATCCGTGGAGTCGGTGGGCCAAGGAGCGCGAAGACGATCTCGCTTGGGGCACCCTTGGTAAACTCGCCAGCCGTGGCGTGTTTATGCCGACACCGGCGATCACCGTGAAGGTCAACGAGAACGGCACCCGCCGCGAGCTAACCCGTGAAGAGAAGTACCAGTACCAACAGGCCGTTGGTCAGGGTTACCGCAAGTTTATCGAGCAGAATTCCAAGCGTCTGCTAGCACTTCCGCCTGCCGAAGCGGCGGACTTTATCGACAAGAACGCAGACCGCATTCGTCGGAATGCCCGAACAAATCTGAAAAATTCGTTCTGATTCTGCTAGACACCTGACACCACTTGCCATACGTTGACTGACGTATGAGCAACCAACTGCAAGTAGCAACACAGCAACAGCAACCCCTCAGCGCCTTCTCTTCGGAGAACGCGTTCGTCTCAGTTCAGAGGATGGCCAAGGCTTTGGCGTCCTCCACGCTCGTTCCCGATTCCTATCGGGGCGAAGCCAACCTCGGTAACTGCATCATCGCGCTGGAGTTATCTCAGCGGATCGGAGCCTCGGTCATGGCGGTGATGCAGTCCATGGTCCCGATCCACGGCAAGCCCACCTGGAGCGCCGCGTTCCTGATCGCCACCGTCAACAGCTGCGGCCGGTTCAGCCCTATGCGGTTCCGCTGGGTCGGCAAGGAAGGCGCCGACGACTGGGGCTGCCGCGCCTACGCCGTCGAGCGCGAGGGAAACCTGGAACTGGTCGGCGCGCTGGTGACGATCGCCATGGCCAAGGCTGAAGGCTGGTACGGCAAGACGGGTTCCAAGTGGAAGACCATGCCGGAACAGATGCTCCAGTACCGGGCTGCAGCGTTCTGGACCCGGGCCTACGCGCCGGAGATCGCGTTGGGTATGCACACCTCGGAAGAGGTCCACGACACGCAGGCGGCCCAGCAGGTTGTGCAGCCGTCCATCGCCACCACGGTCACCGCGTCCGTCGTGGACGTGACGCCGACGCCGCCAGAGCCAAAGCCGCGCAAGAAGAAGGTCGAGCCCGAGCCCGCGCCGGTCGCGGTTGTCGATCCGGCGGTTACTGAGCCTACGCCTGTACCGCAGCCTGAGCCAGCGCCCGCCCCCGTAGAGACTCCAGTTGCGCCTGAGCCGACGCCGGCTCCACTGCCTTCGGTCGATCCTGCGGAGCAGACCGCCGAATCCACCCTGGCCCAGATCGGCATCACCTACGCGCAGCTGGCGAAGCTCGCCACAGACCTGGAGTGGTGGCCCGATGCTGACACCTATCCCACGGTCGCTGACCTGCCGCTGGAGATTCAGAACTGGGTGATCCGCAACAAGCGTGGCATCGCCCGTGCGTTCCAGAAGGCGGGAGGTGTGTTGTGAAGCTCGTCCACCCCATCGACGTAAACACCTACCGGAACCACCCGGCAATCAACATCAGCAGCCTAAAGGCGTTCTCACGCTCACCAGCCCACGCGCTGGTGGGGTTTGAGGAGGAGAAGGAAAGTACCGAAGCCATGGCTATCGGTAGCCTGCTGGACCACAAGGTTCTCGGGACGCCGTACCTCTGGACCACGTCGCCATACGACGACTACCGCACCAAGGAGGCACGCGCCTGGAGAGATGAGCAGACCGAGCGGGGTGTCACCGTGTTCAAGCACGACGCCATCGAGATCGTCGAACGCATGGTTGAGTCCGTGCGCAAACACCCGGTCGCCGGCCGGATCTTCGCAGAGCCCGGCAAGGCCCAGGTGGGGATGTTCGGTGAGTTCGAGTCCTGCGAACGCAAGGGCCTGATCGACTGGCTCCCCAACACAACGCCGGTGATCGTGGATCTCAAAAAGACTCGCGATGCTAGCAAGGCTGGTTTCCGCCGGCAGATTGGCCAGCTGCGCTACGACGTGCAGGCCGCGTACTACCGGGACTTGTACCGGGACATCACCGGCGAGACCCGCGCATGGCAGTGGATCTGCGTCGAAGACGCGGCTCCCTACGCTGTGGCTGTCTACCAACTGGACACCGAGTCACTCGACAAGGCATCGACCGTTTGGCAGTCGTGGGTCCGCCAGTGGATGGTCTGCGAAGACACCGACAGCTGGCCGGGTTACAACGGTGATTCTACCCAGATCATTCAGTCGCCCACCTGGATCCTCAAAGATGAAGCTCTCCCGTGAAGCCATCGAACGCGTACTCGGGAAGCAGCCACCGGTGCCAGTTGTTGAAGTAAAACCCACCAGCACCTGGACTCGCATGACCGAGGCGGAGCGACAGGCGATCATCGAATGCAAACGGAACAACCCCACCTACACCTACCGTGAACTCGAAAAGAAATTCGGCCGGTCAAACAGTGCCATCTGGCAGGTTATCAATGGTCAGTGAATTGATCTCCAACGCCGTAGCCCGTGGATGGATCAGCTTCCCTGATCCAGCTGCGGTGCCAGCACGGATCGAAGCACCGCATCTCAATGCCAAGCGCGCCTGGAAATTGTGGAACGAAGGTCAGAGCCTGTCCTACGTGGCCAAGGCCATCGGCGTGAAGAAGCGGTTCGTGAAGTCCATCATCATGGAGGGGAGGCCGTGAAGAAAGAAAAACGGCCGACGGCCAAGGTGTTCATCGTTTCAGATGACACTCACAAGCGGCTAAAGGAATACGCACAAAAGAAAGGTTACAAACTACAATACGTAGCAGACGAAGCGGTTAGTGAATATCTCAAGCGAAAGGAGCAGCAATGAGCGAGCAAAACAAATCGGAGACTGTGCGTCTCACGTTCAAAGGACTGCTGTCCATCTATCTGCCTGACGAAAAGACGGTGATGGAAGTCTACAACGCAACCGAGCTGTGCTGCCGCAGGAACAACTGGGGTATCGCAATCGACGAGAACAACCGATTGGATTTTGTTCCGATGGTCAGAGTCGAGGAGGACAAGCCGTGATATTCAGAGACGACAACAAACGCGAGTTGGTCAAGATCGGATCAACTGGATCTGTATGGGTGCAGCACGACATCACGCCGCTGGAAGTGGCTAAGGTAGTGAAGCTTATGAGTCAGCGAATCGAAAAGCTAGAGCAAGAGAACGACGCAATGAGAGCCGATCTGCTGCTGTGGGAGAATGGAGGGCCGTTGCCGTGAGAAACGTAATCGCATTCTACTCAGACGCACTGACGAACGGCATGATACTCTCAGTGGTGTTTGTAATTGGATTCATGGTGGGCGGTTCAATGACGCGGCACATAGATCAGGAAGCAGCAGTCAAATCAGGACACGCTGAGTGGGTTAGATGCGCTGGCGGAGGTCCGACTCAATTCAAATGGAAGGAGTGCAAATGAGCGAATACACAATACCAACGTCGAATACGGTGACTACAATCGACCCACAGGCCACAAAGATCCGCGAGCTTCAATCCGATGTGAACGAGCTGAAGGAGCTGGTCGAGTACCTGCAAGATCGGATCAAGCTGATGAAGAGTACTGGCGACGAGCTGCTTGAGTGGCTGAAGGACGGTACCATTTCCGACTCAAACTATCGGCTGCTGGCCAATGCATGGCAGCGAGCAAAGGAGAACAAGCGATGAACCCTCAATACGAAGCGCACGAACGCTTGTGCAAATCCATCGGAGCAATGGCGAAAGAGAACGAAGATCTTAAGCAGCACATCACCGAACTCGAAAACCGTCTCCGCGCTTTGTGGGACAAATACGATGGAGACTGCAAGCACTACATGGAGCGCATCCAGAGGCTGGAGGAGGCGGGGGATAAGCTGTACGAAGGATGGATCGGATATGGTTTCACTAAGGACAAGCACCTTGCAGCATGGCGCATAGCCAAGGAGGACAAGCTGTGAAAATCACCGCCGTAACGAAGTTCAAGCATGGAGAACTGTACGCGATGCTACAACGGGTTGGGTGGAAGCAATCAGACCTTGCAAGGAATTCAGGGCTCTCTGAAAACAGGATTGGAGAAATCATCAACCTGCAACGCCGTCCGATCCAAAAAGAGGCAGACGCAATTCAGCGGGCGCTTGGAACAGTCGGGGAATACCTGGACGTTCTATCGGAGTGGCCAGAGACGTTCGTTGGTTTGAAGCGTGGCTATCGTCGAGAGCAGACGATTGATGTACCCATGGAAAGGCTTCTTGATCATCCAGAGGCGCTTCAGATTGCAGCGCCCGAGTATCAAGATGATGAGATTGAAGAACGCGTAAAGTCAGTGATCTCAAAACTTCCAGAACGCAACCGTCAGATTTTAATCAAGAGGTTTTGGGAGAACAAAAAACTCGAAGAAATTTCAAATGAAATAGGTGTTGGCAAACAGCAGGTTCACAATTTGGAAAAACGATCGATTAGAATGCTAATGCACCCAGCGAGAGCTAGGAAACTCATGCCACATTGGTTTGAGTGGCTATCTATTCCATACGAAAAACCAGAGGATCAATGACCACCCACTATTACGGCTACCTGCGCACCGCGTGCGGCCGATCCCTACCAAACCTCACCGAAGACAAATCCAAAGTGACCTGCATCTCATGCCGAAGAACCCACCTGTTCTACCGACCCGACTCAACACCCTCGAAGAACTCTACCAAGCCGCCCAAGCGAAGAAAGCCGTGACCGCCGGCTGGATCCACCGCAAGCCAACACCAGCGGCGTGGGTCCTCAGCTACCAAGGCCATCTGATTCACCAGCTGCTGAAAGACGGCATCTACCTCTACACCAAACCCGTCCCATGACCTACTCCCAATCTGGCCAACTGCCACACCACCAATACTGCTTCGTCGATGCCTCGTTTATCTCCGACAAGATCGGCCTCATGCCCTGCGTCTGGTTCGGCCTGGTCTCCATACCGGGGCGTGTCTGGGGTTGCACCATCATGCTCGAATGCGGTGCCGTTTACCGGGCGGTTCCACCGCACGCGCTAGCATTCCATGAGAACCCGGAGCCTGACTGGCGCATCGAGCACGCTCAGCGGTGGGACTGCTACAGCCGGGAGTTCACGACAATCGAATACACATTCCTGCGGTGCGTTGCCGCAGAGGCCAAGGCATTCGGTCTTCATCGAATGGGCCAGTACCTCTTCACCGTCGCGCCCATCGACGACGGCTTCAGCCGGCATCCAGAACAGGCCAAGGAGTTCATGTTCATCAAGCTCGACAACGGACGACTCACGATCCAGCCGACCGACAGGGTGCTTTTCCATGACCTCTCCTTCGTGACACCGGAATGGCCGACCAACCTCAAAACAACCACCGAAATCTACAGCTGCGAATGAACCTCATCCAACGCATCAAGAAATTCCTCGGCCTCGATAAACCCATGGGCCGACCCAGGATCCCAATCGAAAAGCGCCTGGCAATCAAAGGCGCCCCGATGCACGTAACCGACGCCGAGCTAGCACGCATTCTCAACGTCTCCTACGCGACCATTCACAGATACCGTCACCACAATGGAACTCAACCACGCCAACGACGAACTCTCCAAATTCAAAGCGATAGCCCGCCAGCTGTATGAGCGCCTCGCCTGCGGCTGCCACCGTGAGCCATGCTGGAACTGCCAGCAGGTCTCCAGGCGCTACCAAGCCATGATCCGTGAAGACCAGCGCACAATCCAAGCAATCCACCGGCATCCATCGGATTCATCTGTCCGGTAACCGGGTTGTCGTGATCGACACCAAGGATCTCAGCGACCGTTCCCGCAAGGATGTCATCGGCATCTGCGTGGCCAACTCTCAAGATCCAGACACACTCCTGGTGAATCTCAAGAAGATCCCAGGCGTGCTATCAGCCCATTTCGGGTAACCGACGTGGCCGGGGTGGTTTACGTTTTTCCCATCCATCGGCTTGGTATCGGCCCATCCCTCTCCTGGTCTGGACGCCGGGAGGGGGAGCCCCCTGCGGTCTCCGCCAGCGGCACCATTCAAACAAAAAGCCCCCAGGACCTCACAATCCCAGGGGCTCGACAACTATGAACAAGCACTACAAGCGGTGGTATCCTACTTCTTGGATGACCCAACCGCAAGTGTTTTAATCACCCGATCGGCTAGTTCCTTCGACGGTTTGAAGTACACCTTCGGCCTCGGCGGGATCGGGATATCGACATCCGGGATCAGCGGGTTCCGGCCGATCAACGGCTTCGTCCAACGGACCTCGAACTTCCCGAAATCGGGCAGCGTCAGTTCCCCCGTCAGGATCTCCTCGGCCATCAGGTCCATCACGCAGTCAACCACCTGTTTCGCGTGGGGGACCAGCAGGCCGCACTCCTCGGATACGCGTCTGGCGATCTCAATTCGCTTCACACTGACCTCCATCAACCTGCTGCTGCGCGGGAGCCTCAACCTGCTGCTGCTGCTGCGCCACCAGCTGCTCGATCGCACGCCGCGCTACCATGCCAGCGATCAGCGCGGCAGACGGCTCAGGCACGGTTCCATGCTCGGGCAGGGGCGGCTGCACGTCGATCGACAGGTGGAATCCACCATCGGCGTCCGTGATCTCAATGGTCACCTTCCGGGTCATGCGCGCCTCCCTTCCACGCGGGCAACACGCTGGCCCTGCCACGGCGGCGGGGTCTTCGATGCGCGGTTGATCGAATCCACGATCGCCGGGTTGGTCACCGGCTGAATCCCGGTTCCCTTCACGCGCTCCTGGATCGTCGTGTTACCGCCCGGCCCGTTCACCACGATGCCCTGCACCCGGATCGTCCGGCGCTTCTCGTTGATCTCCTTCATCTGGTCGCTGCGACGCTGGCGGTCCTCATCGGTGAGCGTCTTGGCACGGCCTCGGGCTCGACGGCCCAGGGCGGAGGCGGCTTGGCTGACTGCGGGAGGCACCAGCGGCGCTTCCTCGTTCGGTTGGTTCTCTGTTTCCATAATCTGTTCCCGCGTTACTGGCGCGGAGAGGGTGGTCGGACACGCCGGCCACCGTGCTCCGTGTCATTTCGCCGCGACGACTCGGTCCCTTCCCAGCAGGACTCGGTCCCGGACCTTACCCGCGACGACTCGGTCCCGGACCCGCTTCCAATACACCCCGCCCGATCGCTTCCATCCGTTCGGGCCGTGATGCCAGATCAGCGCGAGGTCCCGGTCAGTCGCCGGTCGGCCGATCCGCTTAGCCCAGTGGGTCAGGTAGATGTCAGCCACCTTCGTGGCGACGACTCGGTTGGTCATCTCGGACCACCGATAATTCCCCCGGACGACTCGGTTAACGTCCGCGACGACGCAGGGGCGCACCTGGAGAGCACCGAGTTCCCCGTGCCGGCCCCGAGCCAGGTCGTTTCCGCCGGATTCCACGGCGATCAGTGCTGCTAGCAGTTCAGGTTTCATGGCAAGAAAAGAGGGCCCCACCCGGAGCCCTCGTTGTGAGTCAGTAAACCGTAATCCGTTTGCCGCAGTAGTCAACGGCCAACACGACCAGATCCCGGGCAGCATCCTTCGTCAGCCTCCGGTCACGACGCCGCAGGCAGCCGGCCAGAAACTCCTCGGTGCCGGCCGGCAGGTCCCGGCCCCACCTGCGGATCTCCCGAGCTAGCAGCAGGGCATCGTAGGCCGACAGCACCGGGCCACGCACCGAATCAGGCCCGATCAGGACGGCTAAACGGGTTGAGATTTCAGCTTCGGCGAGGGTCATTCGTCCTCCCCGGGCAGGTGGTTTAGGGACGGTGGCTGGTACGTCGAGCAGGCGCACACGACCGCATCTGGGTAGGCGATCACCGCCTCCTCCAGCGTCTCGAAGTCATCCAACCAGATGCGTCGGCTCTGGCCTTCGAGCACGGATCCGCGCTCGTATTCGCCGTGCTCGTAGACGGTCCAGCGATCCGAGGAATACGTAGCGCCCCGGCCCTGTTCGATGGTGAGGTCGCTCACGGCTGCCCCTCCATTCCCGCTAGCACGTCCCGAACGGCCAGCCCGATCCGGATCCCCGGCGCTGGCCACCGTGGATCGCTCAGGCGCTCTGCCAGCCGGTCGATCAGCCATTCATAGTCGCCCTCAGGGATGGCGTCCTCCGCCTCCAGCTGCGCCACTTCCATGGCAGCCAGCGAGATCCGGGTCAACGTGTTCACGCTGGCACACTGGATCCGATTGCCCAGACCAGCCGCAGCGAACGCGGCGTCGTATGCGTTGGGGTTCATAGGGCACCTCCTCGGGCTGCCTTCAGCGCCGCCTCAGCACGGTCGAACAGGTCCACCGGCATATCGTCGCCGCCGTCGGATTCCATCCACCATTGAAGGATTCCGTCCAGCGCGGCCTGTAGCTCCGGCGCAGCTGCGATCAGGCCAGCATCGGCCTCCATTGTGGGCGTCGGTAGGCCGTCGTATTCGGCGTCCCATGTTTGAGCGACTCGGTTTTTTCCGGCGTAGATCGTGCATCCCTGTGTGTGCCACGGGCCGGGGCTGTTGTGTTGTTCTGTCTTCATTGTTTTTCTGGTCCGTCGGTTACTGGCCGACCGATCCGCAGGGGCCCCGCCTGTCACTCAGGGCCCCGCCGGGTCAGTCGATTTCCTCAACCTTCACGACCTCATCGGCCCGATACCTCCGGACGCCGTCAGGCATCCGCACCGACAGCACGGCCCCGTCGATCCCGTCCACAAATCCGGTCAGCCCGTCCGGGCACGTGACGAAATCACCCAGCCCGATCGCCTGCTGCGCCGGCACCGCAGCCACCGCCAGCATCTCAATCCAGCCGGCACGCTCCCGGGACATCTTCTCCAGCTGCCTCATTCCCTCGTCATTCCACGCCACGGCCACCGGCCGCATCCCGTCGGCGATCTCCTGAGCCCGGGGCTTGAACGCCGACGGGATCCAACCCACCGCCGCTGCAACGACTCCGGCCGGGATCGGCAGGTCCGTCCACTCCCCGCCCGCCCCGCCCACCATCACGGCCCGGCCGGCCAGCATCTGCTCGCCCCCGAGGATCCAGTGATCGGCCCCGGGCCGGAGCATCCCCTCTTCGTCAATCCAGCAGTCAACGCCGGACCCGCACCCAACCCGCTCCAGCAGGTCAGCGCCGATCCATTCCAGCGCCGAATTCCAGCTGTCCACCGCCGGCGTCACGGTCCCGGCCGCTGGGTCGATCCGGAGGCTCTTCGCGAGCACCGTGCGTGGGTCCTGTTCTGTCGTCTTCATAGTTTTTCCTGTCCTGTTCCTGCCGGGATCGGCCCGGTACCGTCGGCCCACTCTGGGCAGAGAAGGCAGGCCCCGCAGGGCCGGCCGTGCTCTGCTCAGGCCGGGATCCCCAGCACGGCCTCCGCCTGCTCTTTGAGCCACGCCACCCGGGCCTCGGGCTTGATCGCGGAGAGCTTCATAATGTCCAGCACCACGTCCCCGTCGGCCGTCGTGATGGTCCCACCAGACCCATACGAGGCCGGCAGGTCAGCGTGGGTTTCCATCCACCGGAACGCGACCCGACGGAACGCCGAGGGATGCATCCCGGCCACAACCCGTGGCAGGTCCAGCGGCTCCTCGGCCGCCTTCAGGCGGTGGCGGATCTCCAGCATGGTGGAGCCCCACGCCACCGCATAGGCGACCACGATCTCAACCCGCACGCCCCGGGCTTCCAGAGCATCGGCCGCAGCTGCCATCATCACGGCCGCACGCTGGAGATCCGTCTCGCCTACGTTCCAAGCCACCCGGCCGGCCAACAGCAGGCGCACGACCCGCCCCGCCGCCGGGACCGGCTCCGGCATCCAAGCCACCATGTTTTCCGGCTCGCCTTCCAGATACCGGCTCACGTCGGCGTCGTCGCCGGCCACGTCCCAAACAGGCGTCGGCCGCTCGGCCGTCATGCTATCGGCCGTCTCAGCGGCCAGCTGGGCGCTCAGGGCCCGGGCCTGCTCAGCGCCGGCCGGCCAGCCGTCGCGCATGATCTGGACGGCCTCGGTGTAGGATCGCGTGCCCGTGAATTCCAGCGTGCCGGATTCGCTGCTATCGCGCTCCGGCGCCATGCGGGGCCCCGGGCTCAGGAACGCCGCCAGCCCGTCGCATTCGATCGTCGTGCGCTTCACTTGGCCACCCCACCTTCCACCCGGGCCCGGGCATCCGGAGCCATCCCCCGCCATAACACCATTTCCTCGGTCCAATACCGGCCCACGCCGGCCGCTAGCAGCGCCACGCCGGCCTGCGTTGCCCGTGGGCTCACGACAGCTCGCACCTGCTGCTTCTCCACTGACGCACGCACGGCCCGGACCCGGGCCAGCCAACCGGCCGGATCCACCAAACCGCCCCGGGCAACGTCCAGCGCCGGAGCCGGAGCCGGAAGGCCCACCATGGCCGCCTCAAGGCCTTCGTCCACCGGCCAATCCAACACGGCGAACCGATCCAGCGTTGCGGCGTCCAGCTGGTTGCGGCCGACATACTGCCGGGAGGCCCCCTGACCGTACGTGTTAGCACCGGCAACGGTTAAAAACCGAGGGGACCGGGCAACCATCCCCACCGGCGTGGCCATCACGTCGCCGGCAAGCGCCGCATTCAGGACCGTCAGCACGCCGGCGTTTCCGGCGTCGATTTCATCCAGCAGGAATACCCCGCCGTCCCGGTAGGCCTGAACGAAAAGCGATTCCCGGTACGTGCCGCCGGCATCCACAAACCCGAGGAGATCACTCTTCGACGTCTGCGGCCCCACCGAGAGGCAGCTGAAGGTCAACCCGAGGGCCTCCGCCGCCTTCCGGGCCGCCGTCGTTTTTCCGGTCCCGGCCGGGCCCACCAGAAGGACATTCAGGCCCACGGCCAGCGTCTGGAGAAGCAGGGGGAACCGCTCGTGCTGCCGGGACATTTCAACCTCGGGCCGATCGGGCACGACAACCCGGATCGTGGGCGGGGCCGGGATCTCTTCCCGGATCAGGGCCCGGACCCGGTCCTCATCCAACCCGGGGGCCGGCATGAGGGCCGCCAGAGCGGCCGTCAGCGCCGCAGCTGGATCGGAAGCGGGGGCTGGGGCCGGCCACGTGCCCGACGTGAGCGCCTGAATCAGCGCCGCCTTCGATGCGCCGGCGATCATCACGCCGCTGGCTAGGTTGCGTTTACGGGCCTCGGTCCTGAGGTCCTGCACCGTCATGTTTTGGTAGTCCATGGTGTTCAATGGTTGGGGTTGGATTCGAGCAGTCCTTGAATCACGATCACGGCCGCAATCAGGAGCCCGATCGCGATCGCCTTCAGTCGTTGTTTCGTTTCGTTTTTCATACCGTGGGCACGTACCGTCGCATAAACCGTTTTATGTGTCAACCCCTGTTTTGCAGGATCTCAACCGCAGGCCTGCAAACATTGGTTGAAATTGACGTGCTAGCGGGCAGGATTCCATGGTGCCGACATTGGAAAACAAGCTGCCCGAGGCGAACCATAGAACGCTCACCAGAAGGGCCGCACGCAGTCAGGCGGTCATTGGGATTGCGAGGGCCACCCTGCCCGGTCAAATGGTCCTCCGCCTGCGTCGATCCGCTGAGCGAATGGCGGACCTTGTGGAAGACGTGACCGCCCCTGCCCCCGATCGGATCTCCGCCGCGAAGGCCATGGTCACCGTGCAGGATCAGCTCATCGACCTTCTCGGGATCCCCCGCCGTCCCGCCGCAGCTGGAAAAGGGAAAGCCTCCGCCCCCATGCTCGACGTGAGTCCCGGCCCCTCGGTTCCCCCTGACCTCAGCGCCTGACCGGACCTCGGTGCTAGCATGGCCGGCCGACGGTGCTAGCACGTGCCCGGCCGACGGGGGCCGCTGCCTTGAGCCCGGGCTCGGGCGCGGGCGCGGTTAATGGATTCCTTTGGCCCGGGACCGTCCCCACGGGGTACCGGGGGTGGGGGCCCGGCCCGGTGACTGGTCGCCGTGGGACCCCCTCTCCAATACCTAGGCTATTTTCCAAACCGACATAGAACGCTTTACCATGAGGGGAGTCACAGGGGTCATGTGAGGGGTTTCTTCAGATCCCCCCCCCTTCGTTTAACCGTTCATTCTTAGTGCTTTTTGGCTTCAAAGTAGGAAGGGTGTATTAGGGTGTTAGGCTAAAAGTAACCCTAAGGATTCCGTCTGCACTGTAGCAGCAGAAAAACCGCTCCGTAAAGCGGTTGTCGTTTCTGATTCCGTCTAAAATTTCCCCCGGACCGGGTCCATCAACTGGGGGGTACCCTCGCCTCCTCACACAGGGTTCCTACTTTGCAGCAGAAAAGACCTAAGGATGAGGGGGCAAACGGCGTATAGGGGTTTTGGATTTTCAAAACCTGCTTTCACAAGGTTCCTACTTTGCTTCCAAAACCCCCTCATTATCAGCGCGGAAACGACGGTGGAGGGGCAATAATCCACTTCGTGTATCCGTTGGATTTCGCCTTGTAGACCAGGTGAGGATTGAATCGAGCGTACATTCCGAAGGATGACGCAAAGGAGGCGAATGTCGGGCGCGGTTCAGTCTGCATTTGCCAGATGTCCTGAAGCGTGTATCGACCCGGGGCTGGGACAACGATATTGCGTTCGCGATTCGAGACGACGAGTTTCACCTCGGGCAGCTTCTGATTCCGTTCGATGAAGTCGGAATGGACAGCGAGGTGCGGCATAGTTTTCGCGAGCGCGACGATCTCGTCCCAGACTTCCGGGGTGTTCGCGTTGCGATAGATGATCTTCCCCGGACCAAGCCGGCGGAGTTGAGTGGTGAGATATTTGGTCACGGCGAGACCATCCTACTCTATGGTTTCGTTGTCAATCCAAGGCGCCTGAATTTAACGGCGGCGAGATAGCCCACTTCACCTTGCCGGAGGCTTTGGTTTTCTTGAACCGATGAGGATCCTGCTCATGCAGTCGCGCCAGATAGACGCCGCAGGCCGTATTGAACCGGAAGAGGCGGTCGGCTTCGCGGGCGTACTTAGAATCGCGGAGGAGGGTTTCGAGGTCAGCAGCCGTTCCCTTCCAGGTGAGGAATTCGTTCTCGAAGATCACGGTGTCGATGAGGCCGATCAGCTGGTGCTCTGGTGACAGCTGCATGAGTTCTTCGAGGATGGCTGGGTGCTGGTAAGCCTTGAGGCCGCAGCGTGGGTCCACCAGGTGCTCAGGGACGGTGAGGCCGTCGAGGTAGTGGGCGAACTGGGAGAGTTCGGTGTCGATGATCTCGCGGAGGACTTGGATTTCGGGGCCTGGCCAGGGGAGGGTATGGCGGACGCAGCGGAGGATAATGAGTTTGTCCATGAGGGACGGGTCGAGCGGTGGGAGGACTTGGAGGTTCTCGGGCTCGTCGTTGAGGGAGATGGACATGGCCCAGATGGGGCGGAGTGTGATGGCCTGGCGGTTCTTGGGGTGGCAGGACTGGTCGATGTCGAAGAGCATCGATTTGATGTGGGAGCCGAGGGAGCGCCGGGAGTGGATATCGCGGCCGGGGGCCTCGTCGGAGATGCAGAGGTGCTCAGCGGCGAAGAGGTCGCCGTTGAACTCCGTGGCGCCGGACATATAGCGGTAGGGCTTGGCGATGCGGCCGCCGAGGAGTTTGGTGATGACCTGGGCCTGCACGAAGGACTTGCCGCACGCGGCTGGTCCGACCAGCGCCAGCGCCTGCGAAGCTCTCCAGGTGCCTGTCAGGACGGCCTGCCGGCGGAGCGCGAGCCAGAATATGAGGCGCCAGTACTGGTCGTCGTTCTGGTCGAGGAGGTTATGGAGGTAGGTCTGGAGACGGCCGCTGAAGCCGGGGACGGCTGGCAGGGGAGCGACGGATTCGGTTACGAGGACCTTGTCGTAGAGGCCGGCCTGGTGACCGGCGACGGAGCCGGCGTAGCGGATGCGGGTGTCCCGGGTGCGGCGCAGGAGTTCGCGATCGACATCCGAGGCGCCGGTTTGGTCCTTCGTGGGGGAGACCCCGGACTCAGTGAAGAGGGTCCGGACACGCTCGCCGTTGATCTGAGCGTAATCGCCCCAGACGTTACGGGTCCACCACTGGCCGGAATTGGGGTCGTAATGGAGGTCGTCAAGCGGATTGGGTGACGCGGGCTGCGGCGCAGCGGGAACCGGCCGTGGTGGATCGCCAGCGGCGTCGAGGAGGCCCTGGATGGATACGTCAGCGGGGATTGGGTCGGCGAGGTCCCAGCCGTCAGGGAGTGTGGCTGGGAGGGAAACGAGTTTGGCGGCCGGTAGGCGGGCTTTCAGGTAGACCATGGCGTCCCGGCCGGGTTTGTCGTTGTCGGGCCACAGGACGATGGGTGTGGTGCGTGTCAGGAGCGGGTCGATAGCAGCACGGCCGACGCGCTTGGAGCCGCCCTGCCAGGTGAGGACGACGTGGGACGGGAAGAGCTTGGAAGCGGCGACGGCGGTTTTCTCGCCTTCTACGATGAGGACCGGGTCGTTCGGGCGCCGGGCGAGGAGGTGGAGGTTGAAAATGGGGACGTCTTCGGGGGCGGTCCAGCCCTTCCAGCGCCAGTGGCGGGGGTTGAGGAGGTCAGGAGGCTGGTTGTCAGGCGGTAGGAACCGGAGGGGGCGGACGTCCTTGGAGCCGTCGGGGAGGTCGAATCGGACGACGTAGGCCCGGATGGTGCCGTCGGCGTCGGGATACGGCCAGGCGGCGGAGCCGTAGCGGTACGGCTGGGAGGCGTCGGCGCGGTGGCCGTGCTTGAGGGGATCGAATCGGCGGGGTTCGGGCTGGTAATCGTCGCGGATACCGAGGAATTCGCGGGCCCACTGGGCGGCGCGGCCCTTCGGGAGGGTTTGATTTTGGCCGATGAGTTCGAGGAGATCGCCACCGTTGCCAGCGGCGTGGTCGTACCACAGGCCCTGCTTGGGGCCAGTGAGTTCGACGTACAGGGAGTCGCCGGCGTCACCGAAGACGTTGCCGACGATCCACTGGGAGCCGACCTGGCGGCCAGCGGGGAGGAGTTGAGCGCAGAGGTCTGCGACCCGGACGGAGAGGGCGTCCGAGAGTTCGGGGAGGGTCATGCTTGTAGTGTGAGGTGAGGTTAGTCGTTATTGAGATCGTACTCGCGTGCTTCCAGTAGGGCCTGCCGATGCTGCTCCGGCGTTGGATCGGCTGCCCCGCACATAATACCCAGGCGCTCGTAGTAGCGGTAGGTGGCCTCGGGGGACAGGTTGGATGGGGCTGTGCGTTGGAGCGCCTGTGTGATGGTATCGGCGCGTAATTGCGGGTTCATAGGTTGTCGGTGTCGGAAACGGATCTGGCGATGATGGCGTGGCCGCCGGCGAGGTTGACCTGCTCAAGCCAGTTGGTCTGGTCAGGCCGGACGCGGCCGGTGGGTGTCTTGACTTCAATGGAGAGGAACTGGGCGATAGGTTTGCCGACCATGTCGGTGGTGACTGTAACCGTTCGCCAGCCGATCAGGTCTCCAGAGCCCGGGAATAATCCCATGCGGACGTGGCGTGCGTCGCGCAGGAAAACTCCTTCCGGATCGCGGAGCGCCTTTCCGACGTAACCCTCGCCCACCTGGTTGCGGAAGACGCGGACGTGCGATTTCGATCCAGCTGCGCGGAGGATCAGGGCTTGGAGTTCGGATTCGGTCATGTTATGAGGGTCGGATAACCAGTAGCGTATGATTTAGCCTTCACCTTAATCAGTGGATAGGGGTCGATGACGGTAGACCTTCGCTGCCGCGCCTGCCAGCGGAAGTAAGCCCAGCCCGGTTTGTAGCCACGCCGTGCGGCAAGGGCACGGAAATCTTCGAGGGTACGGCACTTTCCTTCCTCGCGGCGCTCCTCGCGCTTGGCTGCGATGTCTTCGATCGACAGGCGCTGAAGCTCGCCATCGACCTGCTCGACTTCGCGGCCGGTGACCTCGCGCTCGGCTCCACACTGCGGGCACGCCGTGCCGGCAAAGATCGCGAAGCACTTCGAGCATTGCTTGGTTTCGACCGGGCGGGACTTGGCCTTACGCTTCTCGCGGCCTTCGAGATCCCACTCGCGATCCTGCTCGGCCAGCCCGTGACGCAGGCAGTTCCCTACGTGATCTAGGATCGTCGCGTGAGTCTTGCCTGGGAACGGCCGGAGCGCACGCCCCAGCTGCTGGAGGTGCATGGACAGCGAGTGTGTGGGCCGCAGCAGGATCGCGGCGTTGACAGCCGGGAGGTCGAATCCCTCGGATATGAGTTCGCAGCTGGTCAGGACAAGGATCTTGCCGGCCGTTAGGTCCTCGACCCGCTTGCTGCGGACCTCGGGTTCCAGCGTCCCGTCGATGCTAGCAGCAGGAACACCAGCTGCGCAGAACTGATCGGCGACGTGCTGGGCGTGAGCCACGGAGATGCAGAAAACGACAGCCCGCTGATTGGGGCAGAACTTACGGTAGTGCGTCACGGCATCACCGGTGATGCGCGGAGTGTCGATGATCTCCTCGGTCTCAGCGCGATCGAAGTCACCGGCGACCTTGTGTACGCCGGACAGGTCCGGGGTGTGCTTGGGCGCGTAGTAGACCGGCTTGGCCAGGAATCCGTTGTCGATGAGCCACTGAACGGACGGCCCCATGACCATGCGGTCGAACATGGTTCCAAGGCCCTTGCCATCCAGGCGCTCCGGGGTTGCCGTGACGCCGATGAACTTGGCGTTTGGCCAGCGGGCGAACATCTCCACGTAGGACTTGGAGACCGAGTGATGCGCCTCGTCGATGATGACGAGGTCAGGAGTCGTGACCTGATCCAGTCTCCGGCCGAGAGTCTGGATCGAGGCGACCATGGCCGGCTGCTTGGACATGGGTTTCCCGGCCTGGATGAACCCGTGCGGGACCGAGACCTTGGATAGCGTGCCACTGATCTGGTCGAGGATCTCCCGGCGGTGAGCGACGATGACAACCCGGGCGCCCCGCTTGAGGACCTGGGAGGTGATGTAGCTGAAGAGCACGGTCTTGCCGGAACCGGTTGGGCTCACGGCTAAGGGCCTACGTGCTCCAGATGCGAAGGCTGATCGGATGTCATTCGCCAGGCGGTCCTGGTATGGACGGAGGTTCATAAAATCACGCCACTTTTCGGAAGCGGTTTTGCCAACACCAGATCAAGGTGGGCCTGTCATCGCCATCTTTCAGCATTCTGACAAATCCACTCCGTTGGTCGATCTCCACGAGCGTGAAAAGGGACCCGCCAACACCGCCTTTCAGCCACTGGTAGCGGGCGCCAAGTTCGAGTTCCGACCATTTGGTGAGTCTGTTTTGCTTGTCCATCGTGAGCCGTAGGCTGCGTTCTCCAGCTTGACGTGTCAAGCATAAGCCACACACTGCGGCCATGAAGAATACAATTCGCGTGAGTTACCGCCTGCCAATCGAGGTCGCCAAGATGCTGGAGGAGGAAGCGATCCGATCGCGCCGGACGAAGACTGCGGTGCTGATCATAGCCATCGAGGATCACGTTTTACGGTGCGAGAACGAGCGGTCGGAGTGGATGCAGAAACCCGTTGACATCAAGAAGAAGCGGTAGAACGATACCGCCACGACGCATAGCTCGGTTTCGTCAACCGGGCGCGAACTGGGCGCGTTATTCCAGTTGGCTAAGACTGCCGAAGGGCATTCGCCGGTTCCACGGCTCGGACTCGCCACCGAGGTTGGATTGATGGTCTTCACGGACCTGCAATCTGCCTCGTTGTCTCGGAGGGGTAGGTGAAGAAAACCCCCGAGGCAGGAGAGCCAATATGGCCAATGGAAATGTAATCAGCTGTAAGCAGTTTGCTTCCTTCCTCGTCTCGCAGGAGCCTGTGTACGACAAGGAAGTGCTCAAGGATATCCGCCCGTTTGACGGGATGATCGGATACTACAACACCGGATCGTTCGACGCGTATTCCGGCACCACCCACCGTTTTGACCGCTTCAACAGCGTGTTCCCGAACGTGACTGGCGCCTGGGAGAACCCGACCGGTGCGGCCTGTACCGGTCAGCCGTGCGATCCCACCGAGAATAAGATTGGTTGGGGCTGGAGCCGTAACGAATACTCGCTGGAGAAACAGTCATGGGGTTCCGACATCCTGTGCTTCGACCAGATTATGACGAAGACGAAGGCCAAGGAGCACTTCCGTCAGATCATCGACGACGTGTTGCGTCCGGCCACGAACTGGATCACCACCTACTACCTCCAGCGCAAGGCCGCTGAGTTGTCTAGCTCGCTGCTGGGCGGTAACGCCTTCGCGTGCGCTCTGGGCCTGCCTGCGATCAACTTCTCCTGGGTTGGCGCCGGCTACGTCACGTTGCGGGTCACCGACAACGCGGCTGCCCCGATCACCGCTGCTTCGCTAGGACGCTTGACTCCGGAGATCCTCCAGTCGCGTGTCACCCGTCAGTACTTCTTGGGCGCCATCCAGGCCGGCAAGGAAGGATACGATTCCCTCCAGCTGCACACCGACAAGGATACCTTCCGGTATCTCCAGAAGACCAACGCCACCCTGTACGACGCCTGGCGCTTCGGCGTTTTCGCCCCGGCCGCCAAGGAGTTCTACAAGTACGGCTTCATGGGCTTCGTCGGCGACTTCATGGTGAAGGTGCTCCAGTTCCCGTTGCGCTTCAATCCGACGGCTACCCCGGGCAACTACACCCTGGTTCTGCCGTACAAGAATGTGGGCGTTTCCGACCCCAACGGTCCCACCGAGGGCATCAAGTCTGTCTTCAACGAAGACTACGACAACGCCCACTACCAGATCAGCTACATCAACAATCCTCGCGCTCTGCGAGTGATGCCGTTCCGCCCCGAGGCCGTGAACCCGAATATGCCGTTCATGGTTCGGGATTACGGTGGGCGTTGGAAGTTCGCGACCAACGACTTGGGCGCGGACTGCTCCGGCAAGCCGATCGACAACAGTCGCGGCAACAAGGGCAAGTTCATTGCTGACTTCCAGTTGGCCGTGAAGCCCGAACATCCGGAATGGCTTGAAGCGATCTTCCACAAGGTTGATCGTGGCTGCGTGGAAATCATCCCCGTGTGCGAGCCTGACGCTGAGTCCTACGCCGCTCAAGACTACAACTCTGCGGACCCTGTCTGCCCGAGTGTCATTCAGTTCACGGCGATCGCCAACGATGCCGGCGCTTACGTTATCGGCACCACTGGAATCCTGTGCGATGGAAACATCGTCACCAACGCTGGTATCAGCGTGGCTACCCCTGCGTTGCTTGTTGCGGCGCTTCAGTCTGCCTGGGATACCGAGTTCGGCGCGGGCCAGGGCACCTGGACTGTTGTGTCCGGTACGCTCATCCAGCTGGCCGGCAGCAGCTGCACCAACGTCACGTTGGAGTTCGCGATCTAAGCGATCAGTCACAATGGGAGCCTTCCTTCGGGAGGGCTCCCTTTTGAGATGCTGGCAGCCTTTCGGCGAGACCGAGATGCTGGCAACCTCTCAACCAAGGAAAGGATTTTACGATGTACGGACAAATGATGGGTAAACGAAAGATGGACGGCATGGGCCGTATGGGCGCCGAAGTCGAAGTTGTCGAGTTCACGCCGCCCAAGGAACTGCGCCTCGAAGGCGAGTCTGGCACTGCCATGGTTGACTGGCGCACCACGCCGCGTGGCACCATCGAGATCATCGGATTCGACGGCATCACGCTGGGTGAATCCGGCCGGCAGGACGTGGAAGAGATGGAGATGGAAGGCGCCGAGATGGAGATGGACGACATGGAGGAGGAAGCCTGATATGCCAGCCCTAACTTCCCAGGAGATCGCCTCGCTCAGCGGGTGCTTCGACTGCCTGTCGCCAGGCATCAAGGAAACCTACATGGTGACCTTGCTAAACCAGATTTTGGCTGCTGCACCAGGTGCGCCGTTGACCACGACCAGCCCAGGCGGATTGCTGACCGCGACGGCCACGTCTGCGGCCAACCCGTTGCGCCGGAAGTTCACGCTTCAGAACCAGAAGAACGAAGAGTTGTTCGTGAAGTTCGGAACTGGCGCCACCACCACCGACTACCACATCGCGCTTCCAGCCCACAACACTGGGTCGAAGCACTCCGACCCTTTAATGCTGGACGGATACATCGGCGCCATCAGCGTCGCTGCAACCACCGGATCCCCCTCGTACACCTTTGCCCAGTTTGTCTGACCTATGCCTACTCCTTCAATTCAAACCCTAAGGACCGATGCGCAGCAGGTGCTGAACCTGGATTCCATCTCTGCCGTCCGGTCGGTCGTCGCCGCAACCTTGGCCAACGCCAACGCCGGCACGCCGCTGAACCCGAACCTGACCACGCAACAGCTGTGGAATGAGTTCTATCAGATCGTCACGCAGCCGAAGTCCGACATCGAGTCGATCATCGCGAATCAGCTGATGAAGTTCCTGTACGCTCCGCCGGCCCCGGGTGGCGTAGGTGCGAATGGCCAGGTGATCTTCAATGATGGGGGCGTGCTAGCAGGGGATCCGCAGTTCCTGTGGAACAAAACCACGAACCTGCTGACGGTCACTGGCTCCGCCACCATCACCGGCGATCTGACGGTGGCGACTGATCGGCTGAAGGTTACTGGTGGCAATGTTGGTATTGGCACTGCCACTCCTACCAATTACGCCAATTACACGACGCTGACGATCAACGGAACCAATGGTGGCGAGATTGATCTGACGGATGGCGGAACGCTTCGTGGTCAGTTGTTTTCCGAAAGCACCGGACTCACGCTGGCTGCTGTTGGCGGGTTGATTAAGTTTGGTGCTGGAACTGGTGGCACTGAAAAAATGCGCATCGACTCCTCCGGCAACGTCGGCGTGGGGGTTACGCCGAGTGCGTGGGGTGCTGGGACTAAAGCGTTGGAGTTTGCAAACGGATCTGTGATTTCGTTTGCGGGTTACATCGGAACCATTGGAACCGCTAACTCTTATTATAACGGAAGTAATTTTCTTTTCAAAACTGCGGCAAATGCGGCGCGTTACGATCAAGATAATGGAGCGCACAAGTTTTATCGCAGCACAAATGTAAGCCCGTCTGCTGGAGGAACAATTACATTTGATCAAGCGATGACGCTCGACGCGAGCGGGCGATTGCTTGTGGGAAGCACGGCAGCATTCACAGACCTCACCGGATCGAGAGAGGTTAAAATCGGTGACGGCGGAATGCAGACGCTTACCGTTGCATCGTTACCAGCCGCAACAGCCACAAACATCGCTCGTGGCGGTGTTGGCGGTTTGGTCTATGTCGGAGGATACAATGGAACCGGTCAATACGGTGCTGTTGTGTTGTGGACTGCCGCATCCGCAACCGTTGTTTCCGTAATCAACGGAACCGGATCGACCATTACGTTTGGAGTCTCTGGCGGATTCCTGCAAATAACTTCCAGCCTCGTTCTGACTCAAGTCACCGGAAGCTGCATCCGTCTTTAATCCATACTACCATGAACATCTCTTGGATCATCGAACGCCTGTTGGTCAAGCCGACCGAAGGCACTCTCACCGATGTCGTCATCACCGCCGACTGGAGGTGCAACGGCTCGCAGGATCAATACAGCGGCACCTGCTACGGCAGCGCGTCGTTCGCTCCGCCGAGCGAGAACTTCACGCCTTACGAGGATCTGACCGAGCAGCAGGTGCTTGGTTGGTGCTACGCCAATGGCGTCAACAAGACCGCCATCGAAGCGAACGTCTCCGCGCAAATCGAGAACCAGATCAACCCTCCGGTCATCGCTCCGCCGCTGCCGTGGGTGCCGGTTCCGCCGCCCCAGCCCGAGATGATCGTGCCTCCGATGCTTCCCATGACGAGTCCAGAGTTGCCAGCTGCTTGACACTGACACACACTGACGCCGCATGAACGACATCACGCTTACCATCACGCAAACTGAAGCCCAGAACCT